ATGCAATATCCGACATTGCAAGTGGATATTAATCATTTTAATTGCACTGGTTTGAGCAAAATACAAATTTATCGTAATGGGTTAAGGTAGGTGAAATAGATGATCGATAATTTAATAACTATTTACGATAAAAATGACGCGAATAATTTAACTGAACATTTATATGATACACAAGGGTTAGGTGCTTTATCAGACTGGTTAACAGCTACTGTTAGCAATAAACTAAACGGAGCCGAGATATTTCAGGGTACTTATCCAATAAGCGGAACTAATGCAGACTTGATTATAGAAGGACGTATTATTCAGTGCTATGTAGATGAAAATCGAGCAAAACAACGTTTACGGATTTATTATGCAAAGACTTCTGTAATAGGAAATACGATAGAAGTAAAAGCTGAACCTATTTTCAATGATATAAGAAAATCGGTGTTGAATAAATATGACAGCGGAACAGAAAAGATCACTGCTACTCAGGCATGGCAAAACGCAAAAGCTTTAGCGAAACCAGCTATTCCTTCGCAGTTTTCTTTCACATCATTAGTAGATACGCTTGCTAATGTAAAGATAGAAAAGGCGAATTTTTTAGAATTCTTTGGTGGAAAGGAAGGATCTATCCTAGATCGATTTCATGGGGAATTTCTAAAAGATAATAACACATTACATCACGAAACAAGGCTAGGCACGGATCATAAAATCAAAGCGATTTATACTAAAAACTTAACTGGTCTTGACTTAGAGATAGATGCTCAAAGTGTTTTAGTTGGAGTTTATCCATTCATTAGCAGTTCTTCAGAAGGAGAGGATGAGATTACTCTGCCAGAAGAAGTCATTTTCACGGATTACGTGGATGATTATCCTGCTGGATATGTATCTTTTGTTGATTTTAAAGACAAAGCGACTGATGTAGCCACATTAAGGGAAGCTGCTAAAGACTGGTTGAAAACAAACATAGATAAACAAAAACCACAAGTGAGTGGTTCGATTGAATTAGTACCATTGAGGCATCAAAGAGGCTATGAAAAATTTGTTGATCTAGAAAAAGTTTCGATGGGCGACGGAGTAGATGTGTATCATCCACAGTTAAAAGTGAATATGTCAGCGAGAATTGTGGAATATACGTTTAATGTTCTAACCAATTCATACGATAAATTAGTTGTAGGAAACGTCAAAACAAACTTCTTAGAAAACACAGAGAATAATGTCAGCAATTTGATTAATGATGCCATTGATCAATTGAAAAATGGTGGCGAAATCAGTGATTTAATCAATGATATTGTAGATCATCAAACTGATATGATTACTGGTCAAGATGGTGGGTATGTTTTATTAGATCCTAAAGAAGCACCTAGTCGTATTTTGATTATGGACACGCCAGATAAGAATACCGCACGGAACGTTTTGCAAATCAACAACGCTGGTATTGGTTTCTCTAAAACTGGCATTAATGGAACGTATGACACCGCATGGACGTTAGATGGCGGATTCAATGCCTCGTTTATTACAGCTGGTGAGATAGTAGGGATTACTATTAGAGGTACTACATTAATTAGTGATGGCACTGATTATAGAACAAGTATTGCCAATGGCAAAATGACTTGGTATTCAAAAAAAGTTAACAAAGATATTATGGAGCTAGAAGCACGTGATTATGTAAGTGCTGATGCCGGTATTGTATCATACACCATGAAAACTGGTGGTGGTTTCATGATTAGAAATCCACAGGGGAATTTGGTTTTTAGTACGTGGGATAATGGCAATAACAGACCGTTTTTATCTTTTGGTGCGCCAAATTTCAGATATAGTAATGCTAGTTATATAAATGATGGTGACGGTAATTCTTTAAGCATTAATGGTAGTGCGGGTAGTTCATGGGAGTTTAAAGTAGCTGGCAGGACTATGAAATTTACTAGTGACGGTATGCTAACGTTACCGGGTTGTTTTTTTGGTTCATGGGAAGATGGGAAACTTGCTAGGTTTGAACAATCAACGGTGCAAGTATATAAAGATTTTACTGTTAGAGGTACTAAAAACTCAACCGTACCGACAGAACATTATGGACAACGACTATTGAACGCTTATGAAACTCCAGAATATTATTTCGCTGATTATGGGGAAGCCGTTACAGGTGATGATGGTAAAGTTCGTGTTGATATTGACCCCATGTTTGCTGAGACAGTAAATCTAAGTCGGTATATGACACATGTGACACCTACAGAACTAGTTTTGTGTGCTGTTACTCATGAAGATATTGACCATTTCATCATTGAAACTAGTAAGCCAAACGTATTAGTTAGATGGAATTTAGTGGCACACCGTCTAGGGTATGAAGATATTAGATTAAAAGAGGATACAGCATATGATAGCACAGTGCTTGACCAAAAACGTTTTTAAAACGAAGACAAGGAGGTATATAAATGGCTAGCAGTTTATATAATTTGGCTTTAGATTTCAGCAAAGAATTAAACTACACCAAAGCTATTATGGCTCGTCAAGGTGATAAAGGGATTACGGTGACTGTTAAACCATTTTTAAATGGCTTGCAGATGGATACGAGTGGCGGAACATTTACTTTAAAAGGAACAACACCATCTAACCGTTATGTAGATAGTGTTGCAACTAGTATAACTAGTGAAGAAGTCACATTTTCTCTTGATGGAACATTTATGAGTGAAGCAGGATACTATAAACACTGCTACGTAGAATATAGAAAAGGTAATCAAATTTTAACGACGCAAGATATCATTTTTTTCTCACTAGGAGTGTCTGACATTTCGCAAGGCCAAGCTGATGAATACGTTTCGCAATTGGAAGAGTTGATTCGAAAGTATAACGAAACTTTTGATGCTTTTATGGCTGAAATTAAAGGTAGAGTGGATAGCTTAAATCAACAGATTACTGATTTAACTGGTCAAGCCAAAACACTACAAGACAAGTTAGATGCTCTGAAAGAAGAAATTTCTAAATTAGGTAACTTGCAAGTGATGTCCTCCAACAGCATCGACTTCGGGAACTATGATTATTCTGGAAGAGCTAACTTAGCACCTAACCTAGATTTTAGCAAGTTTAGTGGTAATGGAATAACAATGACAAAACCATTAGCTTGTTTCAAAGATCACGAAACATATTTAGAACTAGACAGTAGCGATCCTTCAGCGGTCAATACAAGTAGAAATATATATGTACCAAATTGTTCAGCGTTGCTTCCTAATAATACGTATATTATGACAGTCCCAATTATGATAAACGCAGATTTTGACGATTTCAGAACGGCTTTTGTATTAAAAACTAGAGATGGAACTGCATTAGGAACAGTAAACCCACCACGTGAAAATGTAGGGACATGGCAAAACGTGACAAAAGTGTTCACTGTACCAAGCAATCTTAAATTTGATACCACTTACTTACAACTTTGGCAACCTATAGAAGGTAACGGCAAACTCTACATTGGTTATGATATTAAGATTGAGAAAGTGAACTCAACAAGTGATACAGCCACACCATATCAACCTAACTTACTTGATGATCCTTACTGGGTAGGTAAAGCGCCATTGGGTGATAACTTAATGACAGGTACATTTCCGGTTTCAAATAGTCAATACGCTATTTTAGGTAGAGTTTTGAAAAAAAATTTAGAGATTGGTAAGACCTATACAGCAACACTTAAGGGTACAAAACCTACTACACAAACATTTGCGGCTTATAGTGGTGGGACGGTTAAGTTTGGAGATTTTAAACCAGTTGAGGGTTTAACAGATGTCTGGAGCGTTACATTTACTGTATCAAACTTAAGTAATTCACCAGCAAACTTTACTCTCTATCAACAACCACAAGCCACAATTGGCACATGTCAAATTGACTGGCTCAAGATTGAAAAAGGCGACACACGAACCCCGAATATTGAACAATATAAATACCGAGGAATCGGCATGCGAGACTCAAACAATCCAAAAGATTATGTATGGGATCTAGCACCAGAATATGTCGAAGACAATCTGGCCACAGATGTTAAAATTTCTGAAATCACAGGTAAAGCAAACAATTATACCGATGGGAAAGTATCGCAGATTAATTCGCAGTTGACTGCTTCAATTAATGAAGTTGATAAAAAAGTAACTGCCAATACTTCTAAGATAGCCACTAACACAACTAACATTAAAACTATTAGTGACGCGATGCCACTATACGCTATTTACAGTGAAGGTAGAGATTTAACAGATTCACCAGATGGGACAAAAATACCAATAGGGGCTCTTGTAGCTACGGACTTTGCCCACACAGCTAGTGATTTACCATATACGATAAGTAGTGATGGGATTACCTTAACCGCAACTAGAAACTGTGTTTTATTTTTCGAAGGTTCTGTAAAATTGCATGGAAACAATACGTTCAAATTTGCTTATGTAAAAATTAGAAAAAACGGAAGTGATACTAACTTTGCTAACGTAGGTAGTAGTGCTAACTTAAACTATATGACATCTCAAGCTGGTCAGTACGTTCACACTTTAGTCGCAGGAGATAAAGTAGAATTTACTTTAGGGATAGATGCTGCAGCAAAGATGTTCCATCTACAACTATTATCCTTAAAAATATCAGAAGTAAAACCTGTATAAAATACTAATTTTGCTACCAACACGCTCAAAGGAGGGTGTTTTTTATTTTGAAATGAAAGGGGTGAGTGATGAAGCATGGATAAATTGTTGGAGTCGTTGCTTTCAAATCCTGAACAAATAAGTTTTGCAGTATTGTTTGTCGGCTTACTTGTTTGGGTAATGAAACAGAACAATACAAGAGAAGAACGGTATCAAGATACTATCGACAAATTAACGAACGCTTTGGGTGATGTAGAGACAATCAAGAGTACCGTAGAGAAGATTCACGAGAAATTACAATAGGAGAAAGAAATGGACTAAACTGAACATTCAGATATAGAAAATCATTTGATGGATAAGTGCTACTTGATTGGAAAAATAGTACAAATTATTTGTTGGAATATATATTCTGTATGCTTTAATTTGACGCTGCCAAATAATAAATTTATGTTATACTAAGTTATATTTTGAAATAAAGAGGAGCTAATTGTTTGGTATGATTAAAAAAATTAAGAGCGACAGACATTTATTTATTGTTTTATTTTGTATTTTTGTATTTATGCTTATTTTGAATAGTATGTCCCCTTTGGTACACGACGATTATTCTTATTTTGTAAAAACCTCAAGTATAAAAACAATTTTATCTGACGAATATCAACAATATATGACATGGACTGGTAGATCAGTAGTCCACGTTATTTTTCGCTTTTTTACTAAACTACCAAAAATATATTTTAATATATATAATTCTTGCATGTTTTCTATATTGGTTTATCAAATTATTATGTTTTCTTCCATAATAAAAGATCGGGCTACTAAAAATGTTTATCTAAAAGGGTTTATCATATTTTCATTAATGTGGATATTTACTCCAGCTTTCAATAATGTTTACTTGTGGATGGCTGGTTCTGTGAATTATCTCACTGCAATGGTTATTATGTTATCTTTTATTCTGGTTTATCATCGATATATAACAGAATCTAAAGAACAAAATAATAGTTTTTTTAAGACAATAGGGATGCTTCTTTTGGGAATAATAGCTGGTTGGTGTAATGAAAATACCTCTGGAGGCACATTG